TTGAACATCATCTCGAACAGCTCCGCGTAGGCCGCGTCCTTCATCACGCGCTTGCTCTCCAGTCGGCCCGCCGCCTGCGCGGCCGAGAACTCCTTGGCCTTGCCGCTCGTCGCGGTGGAGTCCTGCCGGCCCTGAAAGCTGTCCGTGATGCCGAGGATCTGCCGCGCCTCCTCGTAGACGTTGGCGAGGTAGAGCAGCTCGTACTGAAGGTCGCCCTTGAAGTCGTAGACGCCAATGAGCGCCTTGTCCGCAGGCGAGCCGATGTACCAGCGCTCGCCGTCCTCGGGATCGGTGCGCAGTTTTGCGTTGTCCGGCAGTGTGATCCTCGTGCCGGCCTTCACGAGTCGGTCGATGATCTTCTGCTCGATGCGGTTGATGGTGTTCTGCTGGTCCGCGATCACGTCAACATCGCTGTTGCCGAGGAGCTTGCCGTATACGCTCACGCTCTTCTGTAAAACGATGGGGTAAAGATCCGGCTTGTAGAACGGCACCATCGTCGGCTTCATCACCGGGTTCCCGTTCTCGTCCAGCCCGGGCGCTGCGCCGTCGATGTGATTGCCGAGCGCCGTTTCGACCGGCAGAAGGATCTGCTCGTATTCCTGCTCCTTCGTCGTCCAGTCGTCCGCGCCGCACCACGGGCACGGTCCGCCGTCGTAGCGCTCCGGCTTCGGCTCCTGCGCGTTCATGGGGATCGCGTCCAGCGGCACGCCGCCGGCCATTTCCTCGGCCATCAGGCCGCCGGCGATCTCCTGCTCGGTCAGCTCCTGCGGGATCAATCCGCCGGCAAAGCCGCGCGTCGGGTCAGGCAGTAGATTTCCTTCCTGCGTCTCCGCGCCGAGCACCTGCCCGCGCAGCGGCCGGACTCTGCCGCACTTCCTGCACACCGGCTGCCGCCGCGCCTGATAGTCCGTCAGGTCCAAAAGCTCAATGTCGTTCACCCACTCGAAGCGGTTGATGCCGCCGCGTTCGTTAATCTCAAAGCCGATGTAGAGCGTCAGGCTGTCGTCGGTCTGGCTCTCGCCGTCCGCCGAGCGGATGTCCGGCTCGCTCTCGCCCTCGTCCGTGAGGTCCACGCCGTACTTCCGCCGGACGGTCTCCTTCGTCGTCGGCATCTTCGTGATGAACCAGTCCATGTCACGGATGCCCGTATAAACACCAGGCTGCGGGCCGAACTGCTTCGGATGCAGCAGCGTCACCGCGATCTCGCCCACGGTGGAGTGTGTGCGCTTCGTGTTGTCCCACTCCACGAGGAATCCCGTGCCGCCCTGGATGGGCACCGTGCGCTCGGCCATGTCGTTGATCGTCTCAAAGGGCAGGCGGTCCAGCTCATTGCGCAGGAAGTGCTCGATGATGTTGGCGAGCCGCTCGTCCTTCTTCCGCCGCGGCGTCACCTTCGGCTGCGGGATGGTCGAGGAGACCTGGCTTTCGATGTTCTCGAAGATTATGTTGCGCACATGGCTCGTCTTCTTCGGCTGTCCGTTGCGCTTCGTGTCGCCCTCGACAAGCGGAGAGAGCGTCCGGTCGCCGTTGTAGCGCTTCTCGCGCTTGTCCATGTCGGCTACTTCACTTTTCCACTCATTGTCGCTCTGCTGCAATCTCTGTTGCCAGAGCGCGAGCTTTTCGCTGATCTTCTTTTCCATGTTTCACTCCTATTCCGGCCTGCCCCATAGGCGGATCATCGCTTCGCGCTCCGCCGGCGTGGCCTTGTTGTAGTCGTCCCACAGGTCCTGCGACCATCTCACGCGCTCGCCCCTTGGCCGCGTGACCTCCATCGTCTGCTGCGGTCGGATGTAGTGCGCGATGGCGAGGGCCAGCACGCAGTCGTCGTGCGCGCCGCTCTCGGCTTCGCCTTGCAGATCTTTCTCCCGCCGCACGAAGGTGAGCATCTCTAAAAGCGTGTCGCGGTCGTTGATGCTCGCCATGCTCTCGCGCAAAATGCGGATCAGCTCCGAGAGGATCACCGGCCGCGTGGTCCGGTTCGTCTGGAAGCCGTAGGCCTGCTTGATCCGTCCGGTGTAGTCGTCCTCCACCTCGCGGACGTAGAGCTTCGGGTAGCCCATCAGGGCGAGCAGCTTGACGGGGTAGGTGGAGAAGTTGGTCTCGATGCCGAGCAGGGCGTCGTTGTAATAGCGGCCGAGGCAGTACATCTGCCGCGCGTAGGTGTCCTCGTCGTAGCGGTGGCGCAGCACGCACACCTGTCGGCCCGTGATGTTGTCGAGCACCTGCCCGACGAAATAATCGCTGCCGTCGCCCGCCGTGTCGCCGCCGACGACGTAGGGCCTGCCCTCGGTCGGCTCGGCGTAGAGGATCACAGGGCCGTTCTCGTCGTCCTCCCAATGCCACTCGCTGATGTGGATATCATCGAGGGAGAGCGTGTAGGCGAAATAGCCGCGCTTGCGCCAGCCCTGCTTTTCGACGTAGGTGAGCCGCTCGGCGACCGCCTTGCCGTTGAATACCGTCTTGCCGGTCACGCCCCATTGACCGAGGCAGTAGACCATGTAGTAATACTCGTCCGTCTCGCGGAAGGCTTCGAGCGTGATGCGCGCCTCCGGCGTGAGGAAGCGGTTGTCCTTGTAGGTGCTCTCGTGGACCGTCGCGCGCGGGTCCTTCGTGTCGAAGAACCGCTTTTTCAGCCAATGCGTGATCGAGATCGGGTTGAAGGTCAGGATCATCTGGAGGTAGAAGGGGAACTCCGTGCGGAGTCGGATGTCGAGCTGGTTGAAGTCTCCCTCCTCCAGCTCGCTCGCCTCCTCGATCCAGATGCCCGTGATATCGAAGATGGATTTGAGCTTCTCTACGTCGTCGAGACCTGCGAACAGGATCTCGCTGCCGTTTTTGAAGCGGATATACATGTCGCTGCCTTTGCCCTTGGGGATAAAGGCGATCTGGTCGGCGTAGTATTCGTAGGCCTGCTTCTTGAGCTGCTCGAAGCAGCTCTCGCGCAGCGTCTTTGCGACCTTTCGCACCACCAGATAGCGGTGCCCAGGCTCATTCGTGACGCGCTCTAAGATCTTGCGGCCGGCGAAGATGGACTTGCCGGAGCCGCCGCCGCCCTTGAGCACCAGAAAGCGGTGCTTGTCGAACAGGAGAGGGAGGAAGTGCGCGTTGTTCGTCTCGCGCATTTGCTTCCACCACAGCGCCACATCCAGCTTTTGCTCAAGCGTCGCCATCATTTTCGCTGAACTCGCGCATCAGCTCCTCCAGCACGCTCTGTCGCTCTTCGAGCGGCATGGAGGCCGCCGTCACGGCTTTCGCCGCTCTGCCGCCCAGCTCGATCTCCTTCTTGTCGTGGTAGCCGTAGTTGTTTTGCAGGTCGAATACGATGCCCTTCACATCCTTGCGCGTGAGCAGCTGTTCCTCCAGCCACGCGCGCATACGCCCCCGCGCGTGCGTTGTCGTGTCGGAAAACTCCGGATGCAGCTGCGCGTCGCAGTAGTCCGCCCAGGTCGAGCGGTGGATGCCGAGGTGCTCGCACAGCCCGCCGACCGTCGGCGGCACGAGGTATTCGAGTACCGTCGCCTGCACGCCGAGGCGGTTGAGGACGGGGACTTCCTCGTAGATCACATGGCCGTCTCTGTCCTTGCGCCCTGTATCCCTTTTCTCCGTGAGCGGGACGAGGCGGGAAATACTGTCGAAGTAGCCGTTCACGGCCTTTTTCAGCGTGTTCGGCGTGTATTTTCTCGGTCTGCTCATGCCGCAGCCCTCCTTTCCGGCCGCTTTTTGCCTCTTCTTTCCGTTACCGTACCAAAAAAGCCGCGTCACGAACCGTCAACTTTTCCAAAATCGGCAGATTTTTTCATTTTCCCTCTTGACAAACGAAAAAAGCAGGCTCCAAGCCTGCTTTCCGGTATGCCGAGGGCGCTCCCGCCGTCGTGGCGCGAGCGTTCCGTGCGTCTTATTCTCTCGTTTTCTCCGGCGGCGCTTCGCCGCGGCGGATCTTGCCGACCTCCGGCACGATGTAGCGGATGTACTGCGGCATCCCGGGCATCCAGCCGGCGCGCAGGAGCAGCTGCCCGCCGCGCGGCACCTGCAGCTCGGCGCCCGAAACGGCGATGCGATCCTTCGGCTGCGGAACGATCAGGTTGCGGCTCGGCGAGTATTTCTTCTCGTTCGGACGGTGGCGCACCTGCGCGAGCAGATAGTGGGCCAGAGGCGTCTGGTCCACCTGATCGTACAGATGCTCGCGGTGCGTGCTGCCCGCGCTCCACTTTTCCAGCGCGATCTCCGCCGCCTCCGCGTTGACGATGATGTGATGATGCACGCGCACCACCTCGCCCGTCTTGCCGTCGAGGTCCGAGGTGAAGGGTATGTACCGGAAGGGGATGCCGAGTGCCTTGCACGCTCTGCGCGTCCGCTTCGCCCACAGCTTGAGCTGATGATCCGCCGCCTCAAACAGCTCCTCCTCCGTCCGTTCACCCGCACGGAGCTTTTCCAGCGCCTCCTCGGTGTAGCTGAATTGCAGCAGGTAGTCCCGCGGCGTGAAGTTGGCATGGATCAATCGCGCCAGCGCCTTCTCCGCGTTCGCCTCGTTGCGCTGCACCTGCTTGATGTCGCTTTTGATCTTCCGCTCCGATTTCGTCGGCTTCTCTCCGGGCACCCAGTATTTGATTTTCTCGCCCACGGCGCCCGCCGTGTACGTTCGGATCACCCAATACCCGTTTGCCATGAAAAAACCGCCCTCCATTTTCTCCGAATGGGGAGAATGGTCGTAAACCTAACGCTCTAAGAACTCCGATAACGCGCACGCGCGCGTTATTGATATATGTGTATCCGGTTTTCTATGGAGGAGCTGCCGCACAGCTCCTCCATACAGAACCGGATGGCTCTGTATCCCTGCTCACCAGAATTGCACTGGAGCACCGCTTGCGGCCGGCCTGGCGTCCGGCGCATTCCCTTCGGCGGCGTGATGCTTTGCAGGGGAGGCACATCATATATTATGGAGGAGAAAACAGCCGGCCACCGGCTCATGCGCCGGTAATGAAAAGGGCCGGCAGGTCAAAGGTTCTGTGGAAAACTTTCGTAATACCGCCGCACGGCTCGCTCCAGCGTAGAGCGAGAGAGGAAGTGCTTCATGCACACGGCCGTCGCGCCGGCGTCCGTCGTCACGAACTCGAAGAGCGCCTGGTAGTGCTCGCCGCCGCATTGCAGGCACAGGTTCAGCAGCTTGTGCTGCTGCTCCTCCGTCAGCTCGCGGTAGAGGCGCGAGGCGAAATAGATATACCCCTGCCGCTCGTAGCTCACCGGCACGCTTTTCTTGTATCGGAACATTTGCTCACTTCCTCTCTCGCCGTCCTCGTTTAGGCGAAGATCTCCCAATCCTCGGCCAGCATATCGGTCTGGCTCGCCAACCACGGCACGCGGCTCTTCGGCGCCTCGGTGTTCTGCGTCTGCAAGCCGGTCGTGTCGATGTAGATGTAGGGGCTTGTCATTTTGCTGTAGGCGTCCGGCGTCTGAAGCTCGATAAAGATGCCCTTGCCGTTCCAGCCTCTTCGGCGCACGCGGAAGCCCTTGCGCAGAGCTTCGATGGCAAGGCCGAAGTTCATGCCGTTGATGGGATGGTAGGCGTCGTCGAACGCGCCCTTCGGGCTGAAGCTCTCGTAGCCGTCCGGATAGCGGACCTTGTAGCCGAGGTCCACGGTGCCGCAGCGCTTCGCCTCCGCCGCCTCCGTGACGACGCGGACGTTCCCCTCCGCGTCCACCACGCGGTAGGCAGGCTCCGCTTCGATGATCTTGGTGCCGATGTACTTTTTCATGTCTCTACTCCTTTTCAAATCAGGCTGTCCAGCTCTTCGATGCTGTTCATCAGACGGTTGAGCTGTCTCTGTTGTCTTTCGGTCAGCTGCCGCAGCGCGCCGAAGGTGGGCGGCTCCGGGGCACATCCCTCGTTCGGACGGACGGGCTTCTCTCCGCGCAGCTTGCGCAGAATGTCCTCAACGCGAATGCTGGCAATCTCAATTATTTTTGCATTTTCCTCCATAACGGAGAGGATGGCAGGTGCTTCCTGCGGAACGCAGGCGTTACTGGCTTCGTTCATCATGGTAAATTCTCCTTTCTTTTTTCAG